CTGCTTCAAAGAATAGTCCTTTTTCATCTTCAGACAATCTCATTGTACCGTTTTTGGTTCTGGCCATAGGTAATCCTTCGTGGTTAACCAATAAACGAACATCTGGTGTCTCAGATAGTGTCTTTCTGAATGCTCCTGGAGCAATCTTCTCAATGAATGGCAAAGGAACAGATGCTTCGTTAAACACAGCAGCGTAGCCTGCCATACGCATAGTACCGTCGTCTGCCTGTCTTGCTTCTATGTCTCTGACCGTAAAAGTACGGCGTTCAGTCTTCTTCATCTTGCTCCTTGCTTTATTAGTTTCATTATCTAATTTATCAATTTGGCGTTGTGCCCAGTCCTGAGCAGCATCATCAAAGTCTGCATTTCCACCCCAAAGTAACCAAGCAACTAATCCTGCACCAGGATATCCTGGGTCTGAGGAATCTTTATTCTGTGGTGCTTGTCCATCTGCCTTGTGTCTTGCGAACCAAGGTGCCATCTTTCTTACTTTATCATCAGAGATACGACCTGCTGCCATCTCTCTTGCTGCTCTCTTGGTACCTTCAGTTAAACCGTCGCCACCAAAACCTTCTGCTAAATAATCCAGTCCTCTTTGGGCATTGTTCTTGATGAACTCTGGAACATTTTCTATAGGCATTATTCCTTGACCTCATCACTGTAAGCAGCCTTTGGATCTGTTGGATCAACTAAGGATACTTGCTGTAATTGTGCTGAAGGCAATCCTGTGTGAGTTAGTTCTGAGATATCTAGCATCTTAGCAACATCATCTGGGTTGTAGCCAACCTGGACAAGGATAGATGCAATCTCAGCCTTCATCTTATCTCCAACAAGTGGTGCTTGTGAAGCATCAATGTTTTGTAGAGGAAGTCTATATTGATCTCCTGGATCACCAAGTGATGATAGGTCTTCGTAGTTGCGTACATCGTTTAGTGACAAGAAGCCTTCTCTTAATCCCTTTGTGTAGGCATCAAATCGCTCAATTGTAGTACCACGCAAAAGTGCATCAAGGTTAAATCTAATAAATCCATCTGACTCAGGAAGTAGTGGAGATAGTGATTGCTCCAAACGCTCTAGCAATGAACGCAATGAATACTGTACAAATGAAAGGTTCTGTGCTTCTACAGATGAGTAAGACATAGCACCTGCAACAGGGTGTCCTAGTAGTGTAAGTGGAACACGGAAGATTCTTGCAATGTCTTCAACATTAAATTTTCTTGCTTCAAGCAGTTGTGCGTCAGAGGCATTGAGTGTAAGTGGCTTAAATGCTGCACCACCAGAAAGAATACCAACTTTACCTGCCATATATGGACCTGAGTGTGATTCTTGCCAGTTACGAGCAATGTCTCCTGCTTGTTCTGCATTTAATTCTCCTGCAACTTCAATAACTCCACCAGGGTTAGCAGCGTTACCAAAATATGATGCAGCATATGTATCAGATGCTTGTGCAATACCAACAGACATACGGCAAGCACCAATTGGGCTTAAGCCATAGTATGATCCTGGCATTCTAAATAGTGGAATGTGAAGAACTTCATTGCTTGTTAGAATTTGATCATATAGATTATTGTCTATATCCTTAACTCTGTAAACAAGTGGTTCTCCTGGAATAGGTCTTTCAATTCTTACTTCATTTGGGTTTAGTACATATAGTTCTGTTACTTCGTTATTATCATCTCGTACCGTCAAAATAAATGCATTACCATGTAGGTGCATAGAAGTAATTACTTGCTCAATAAATTCTAGTCTTGTTTGTTCTGGGTTTGGAGTATTAATCCATGCTGGAACATCTCCATAAACTGATGCATAAGATAAACGATTGCGTCCTCTGCGTACATAAGCACCCATTGGCAATGAAGAAATAGTATCTCCAAGCAGTCTTACACATGCATAAACTGTAGATGTGCGAATAGCAGACTCTGTATCAACATATGTACCTGTATTGGCTACACCAAATAAAGGACGAGGTGGAATCAATGGAAGTATATACTGACTGTTCATATCTCTGGCTTCACCAGAAGCCTTTAGTCTTTTAGATAGACTCATTTGATTACCCTTTTCCCTTAGTTAATTTTACCATGTGCTTATCGCTACTCGCTTCCAAGTATCAGTCGCTGTACAAATGTAGATGTAGTCTGCATCGTATGTGATTGTTCCTGCTGTTCCCGTCGCAGCAGCAGTGGCTGGAGTCTTTGTAGTTAGTTGCAAATCTCCATAAATACGGACAGATCCACCATTTGCACCTGTAGAATCAAACTTACCCTTGATTAAAGGTGTTGATGTACTGCTATTTGAGATGTAAAGATTATCAGATGTTGTTTCATTTTCTCCTGCTTGATTTCCAAGAAAGACATTTCGTGAGCCATCAGTACATCCTCTTCCTGATCTGTATCCAAGAGCAGTGTTTCTTTCTGGTGTACTAAATGTCGCACCTGTTGCTGAGAATCCTGATCCAGTTCCACCTACGGCTGCAGGATCAACACCAAATATCATTGTTGAGTCTATCGTGCCTCCACCACCTGTTACTGTTACTGTTGTAACAACTCCACCTGATACAACTATTGTTGCTTGGGGGTTAGAAAATCCAGAAGGAGTAGCAGTTCCACCAGTAATTTGCAGATTGACTGCAGTATATGTTCCATCCGTGTATCCTGAACCACCATTTGTAATTGTAACTGTCAAAAGGGTTGACCTAGAAAGTCTAAGTGAGTCTCTACCTACTGCTGTGTGGTAAGATCCCATCGTATTAGCAAACAGGTTAGATGCTCCAACAGCAACATTTTGTTGACCACTTGAAGTATTAACCATAGGGTTTTGTCCAACGGCAGTATTAATAAATGCAGTTGTTGCACGAGACAGAGAAAGAGAACCAATAGCAATGTTGCCACCAAATCCAGAAGCACCAGTAATTGGATTTATACCATCTCCAACCATTGCATTTGTTCCAATTGCAGTTTGCTGAGAAGCAGTAGTATTTCCAAGAAGTGCTCCAGCACCTAAAGCAAAGTTTGAACTACCAGAAATGTTATCAAAAAGTGCTGACCCACCAATAGCAGTATTTGAACCTCCAGAAGTATTATTTGCAAGCGAACTATTTCCAAGAGCAATATTGTTATCTCCATCAACATTATCAAGAAGTGCTCCAGAACCAATTGCTGTATTGGTATTACCATCTATGTTATTTACAAGAGCAGAAACACCAATAGCAATATTTTGACTACCCGTTGTATTATTAGCAAGTGCTTGATAACCAAATGCAGTATTATCTCCACCAGTTGTATTGTCTTGTAAAGTAACATATCCAACAGCAGTATTTGCGCTACCTGTTGTATTGTTCTCCAAAGAACTATCACCAATAGCAATACTTCCGCTTGCTGTTGTATTATCTGCTAGTGCTCTAAAACCAATACCAAGATTGTTACTGCCAGTGGTATTTGCAAGAAGGGCAGCAGTACCAATAGCAAGATTCACATTACCACTAGTATTTGCTGCAAGTGCATTATCGCCAATTGCTATATTTGATTGACCAGCAACATTAAGAGAAAGGGCATTTACTCCAATTGCTACTTGTGAATCTGATGTTGTATTAGCATTAAGAGCGTTATATCCAATAGCAACATTTCCAGTTGCTGTTGTATTGTCTTGCAGGGCTAACGCACCAATAGCAGTATTGCTAGCACCTGTTGTATTTGCCTCAAGTGCTTGACCACCAATGGCAGTATTTTGACTTCCTGTTGTATTTAAATTTAAAGCATTGTTTCCAACTGCAAGAAGTCTTATACCTGTAGTATTTGCTGCTCCAGCACCTTGACCTATGGCAATATTTCCATTCTCAAGGTTAGAATTAAGTGCTTCATAACCAATAGCAATATTTGCTCCACCTGAAACATTGTCTTCTAAGGTGTTATTTCCAATAGCAACATTGTTAGTACCAGTAGTATTGGCTTGCATGGCAAAACCACCAATTACAGTATTTCCGTTACCTGTTGTATTGGCTATAAGTGCATTTTTTCCAATTGCTGTATTGTCTCCACCTGTTGTATTATTAAATAGTGTATTTGAACCAATAGCAACATTTGAAGTACCAGTTGTGCTTGATCCAAGTGAATATGCTCCAATAGCAATTTGATCTGATACAGTAGCATATCTAAGAGCCCTATATCCTATTCCAACATTTTGTTGTCCTGTGATGTTAGTTACTAAGGCCTCTGGGCCAATGCCAATATTGTTAGATCCAGTTGTATTGCTTCCAAGTGCATTACTAATTGCAACATTTCCAGAACCTGTAGTATTATTTTCAAGTGCAAATGGGCCAATTGCTGTATTGTCTCCACCACCAGTTGTAGTATCTTGAAGAGCATTAACACCAATTGCAACATTGTTATTAGCAGTTGTAGCATTTTGTAATGCATTAACACCAATAGCCACATTTTGATTGCCTGTGGTTGTAGCGCTAAGTGTATTAGAGTTTCCAATTGCAATATTGCTTAATGCTTCTGTTGCACCTTGGCTAATTCTTACATCATTAATATCTGCATAAACATTTGTACCTTGTACTGTTAAATTACCAGCATTTACTGTAAGACCACTCTGTATAGTAGGACTTGTATCTACTACTATTGTTGATCCCGTTCCAGTTTGTGCAAAGATACTTGATGTACCTGCTGTGGATCTTATTGGTCCCGCAGTTAAATCACCAGCACCAGTTGCACCTGTCGCTCCTGTAGCACCTGTGGCACCTGTGGCACCAGTGGTGCCTACTCCTGTAGGACCTGTTGCACCCGTAGGGCCAACATCTCCTGTAGGACCAGTTGGGCCAGTAGCACCCGTAACTCCAACACCAGTTGCACCAGTTGGTCCAATATCACCAGTTACTCCTTGAGGCCCTGTAACACCAGTTGCACCAATAGGACCAGTAGCACCAGAAACACCAATGTCTCCAGTAACGCCTTGTGGTCCAGTAGCACCAGTTACGCCAACGGCACCTGTTGCTCCAGTACTTCCTGTGGCACCTGTACTTCCTGTGGCTCCTGTACTTCCTGTGGCACCTGCTGGGCCTGTCGCTCCCGTAGGTCCAACAATACCTGCACTAAAGACTACGAATAAAATATTTAAGTTATTACCAAAGTTAGTTGTTCCTGTTCCACCTGATGTTACAAGTGTTACTGGAATCTCAACATAACCTGTTTGCAATGTTGGCGTTCCATTTACTTCCCACTTTTGAAAGTTGTTAGATAATGAAGAGTCTTGAATAATTAAAGTATCGTTGTCTTTGATCAAAGCCAAGAAGATATCAATATCAAAACCATCTTTGTCAATGTGGCTCACATTTAATTGTGTTGCAGATGTTTGTGTTGCATTGTTCCAAAGAAGATATGTATTACCAGGATCACCTGATGTAGAATTTGTATTTGCTTTATAGTCATAAAAGTTAGATGATCCACCGTCTGCTCCTGTGGCTCCTGTAGGTCCCGTCGCTCCAGTCGCACCAGTGCTACCTGTTGCTCCAGTGCTTCCAACTGGTCCTGTAACTCCTGTAGGACCAACATCGCCTGTAACTCCTTGAGCACCTGTAGCACCTGTGGCTCCAACTGGGCCTGTTACGCCAGTAGGACCTACATCTCCAGTAACTCCTTGTGAGCCTGTTGAGCCAGATGCTCCTGTCGCACCAATAGGGCCAGTTACGCCAGTTACTCCAACGGGTCCTGTACTTCCTGTAACTCCTGTAGGACCAACATCTCCTGTAACGCCTGTTGCTCCCGTAACTCCTGCTGGTCCAGTAGAACCTGATGGTCCAGTTAATCCTTGAACTCCAGTTGCTCCTGTGGGACCAGTTGCACCAGTTACTCCTGCTCCTGTTGGACCAGTTGCTCCTGTAACTCCTGTTGCTCCTGTAGGGCCAGTGGCTCCTGTGATTCCAGGTGCTCCTGCTGGTCCTGGTGCAGATACGGTTACAACATTGTTTGTTTCATTGACTACTACTTGATTTGATATTGAAGTCATTATCTTGTAACCTCTCCGCTAACTGTGACTTGCCCTTGAATTAAACGAGTTCTGACTCCACCAATACTTAGTTCTAAATCATAGACATAGAATCCTGGATCAATTGCTGCCTGCTCGTCTGTTGCTATTAAATTTAATGTTCCTGTAAGAGGAACGATTGTGATTCCACCATTTGAAGTAGAAAGAGTAAGTACAGGAGTATCAGAATCAAACTTACGACGAATCTGCATCTCTGATGTATAGCCAGTCAAGTTAACTGGGTTCCCGTTTGAATCCTTATAGACTATTTGTAAAGTCCATGTAGAACCTTGGTCAAGAGTAAAGTTATAAATACCTGCGATTGCCACAATTACTCCTTTTCCGTAATATAAACTAAAAATAAGCCTAATGCTATAAAACTAACTGGTGGAAAGATTAGGAAAAGTCCATATGTTGCAAGACCTACGCCAGTAACCTCTGTTATTACTGACCAGTCTATTTTTAGTTTTTTCATTATGCTCCTATATTGAATGAAACCTTGCGACAGGTTGTTTAGGTGGCTTTGGTGCTGTTGCACGATCATAGCCAAATATTGCTGCTACAGCAGCGTCAATCTTACGCTTATTTGTAGCCTTTGCTACCATCAGACCTCTTGAAGAAGTCTTGGTAACTGTGTTTGATATATGTCTGGCAAGTCTTTCATCACCATCATGAGTAAATGATTGATTCATAATTGCCTCGTAAAATTTCTGTGTTGCGGGAACCATACGCTCTGCTGAGTTTGGATAAGAAACTACTGGCATACCTTCCTCATCAAGTAACATAAATGTTCTTGACCAACGAGCAGGATCAAAGGTAACTTCTCTGACACTTATATTTGGATCTCTATAAGTATCAATAATAGTCTTTTCAACCTCTGCAATTGGCACTGACCAAAGTGGATCTGGGTCTACTTCTGGTAGTTCCCACAAGCCTACTATCTTTAAGTGTGGCTTTTCTCCACCTAAGTACCAGGCAATTATAGCAGTAGAGTCGTTTGAAAAAGCACCATCAAAGGCCAAGATAACATCTTCTCCAGGAATGATTTCTCTATCCTTAAGTAGCAGTGCATCCCAAGCATCTGACGGAATCCAAGATTGACCTGTAGAGGTCCAGATATTTAATCTCTTAGTTTTAAATTCTGATTCAGGTGTAAGCAATGACGCTGAAAGCATATCCTCTTCAGAAACGATATCGCCCATTGAAGGATTTGCTAAATACCAGTTCTCAGGATCCTTGTAATTGAGTTTTTCATCACCCTGATACCAGGCAAAGAAGAAAGAAGGGTCTTCAATCTCTCCTTTTGCTATCTGAATTCCTCTGTTATACATCTGAAAACAAATAGAATCCTTACCTGCAGAGTCATATTTAGTACCTGCTGTGGTGATTGCAACCAACATTGGCTCTAATCTTGCACCCATAGATAGTGATAAAACATCGTAAAGTTCTCTATTTTGCTGTGCATGTAACTCATCTATAACAATAAAAGTAGAGTTTAAACCTTCTTTTGTAAAGGATTCAGATGATAATGCTCTATAAACAGAACCTGTCATAGGGTTATAGATAGTATTCTGATAAACTTCTAACATGTCTTTTAACTCTGGTTCAAGTTCAATCATCTTCTTTACCGTTTTGAAAATGATACGAGCCTGTTCTTTATCTGCTGCTGCAGAATAGATCTGGCCTCCGTTAACACCTAAAACAATTTGCTCTAAAACAAGAGAAGCAATCAGTGCTGACTTTCCGTTCTTGCGTGGAACGCCAATCAAAGCACGACGATGCTTTAGCATCCCATCTTCTCTCTCAGCATAAAGATGAACGAGCATGTCTTTTTGCCAGGGCCTAAGAATAAACTTCTCACCAGTCTTACCAGCGATAGAGTCTTCAGTTAAATGACAGAGAGTCTCAATAAAATCTATGACTTCATGAC